ATGTATGAAGTCGCATAACTTGATTCCTCAAATTGAACACCCCAAAGAAATAAGTCTATATCTACTGCTGATGTAAACACTCTAATTTCACTTGTCGCCGTTGTAGATGCCGTGAAATTAAAACTATATCTTTCAAAATCATTACTGATAGTATAAGATTGAAGTGGTAATCCTTGTCCATCAATACTAATATTTAAAGCAGAAGTGCCACCATTATTTTTCATATAAAACGAAAAATCGTAAGTTTTTCCAGCTTCAAGGTTAATACTTTTACCTAATCTATTACCACTACCGATTTTATTTAATCTTGTTGCATTTTGTGTTCCATCTGGACTTGTTGTATAGTTTGGAGTTATTATTAAAGTACCATTATGATTCCAACTACTATCTGTATAATCTTCACTATAAGTTATTAAATTAGTTCGTTGTGGTTCTAATAACCAACTACCACTACCATTTTCATAATTTATTCTTGGTAAATCAGTGTCGTCTGTAGTTGGTTCAATAACAACGTTTGATATAGAACCAACAAAGTTCGAATCACCTTGAAATAGAATAGTTGGATTAACATCAGTAGACGTTGCCTCAACAGAGTAATTACCACTTGTTGTTAAAGCGTCAAATTCAGCACCTCCACTATTAAATAAACTACCACTTAAAGTACCAGCTGATATATCTAATGTAAATGATATTTTTACTAACTGATTCTGTATGTTTGTTGATATTGTTTGTATTAAGTTAGTAACATCTGTTTGTGTTCCATCGCAAGACGCTTTGTTTCCTCCAAAAGACCATCCATCTCCAGCAGTCCAATCTATAATTTCAACAACACTCACGTTAGTTATTGCTCCTACAAAAACTCCACCACTCGACCTAAACTGAACTCTATCAATTCCACCAATTGATTTTAAATAAGCAATATAACTTCCGTTACTTGATACTTCAAGAAAAGCATCTCCAGTACTCCCTAAAAAAACTCTAAGATTTCCAGTTGTATAGTTTACTACATCAAAGGTTATTTTATAGATTTTTTCTTGAGAAAGAGTAGGTTCTTGATAAATTTTATCGGATACCGATACAAAATTACCTCTACCATTTGATATAGTAGCACTACCTACTAAAGTCCAATCAGTATTTGTTGCAAAATCTCCATTAGTAATCAATTCACTACCTATTTGAGAAAAATCTCCGTTAGTAACCACATTGCTACCAAGAATCTGAACACTCTCTACAAGACCTTGAGAATTGACACGAGTAGCTGGGGAATTTCTTGTAAATGTGAAATCAGCACCAATTATTTCCTTTACCGAAACATTATCTATTGTCATATTCACATTACCCGAAGACCTTGCGAAAGAAACAAATGATTTAGGGCTGTTTACAATTTTTATATCAAAAGTTTTAAAACCTATGGTAGTAAAGGTCTTAGCAGTAGTCGTTTGCATTTGAACTTTACCTCTACCCGCTATTGATATAACGTTAAATTGAACTCTATATGTTTTACCTTGAACTATAGAAATATCTTGCGTCAATTGATTATTCGAACCATCACCGTTATATACTGCTTGATTATTAATAATCTGCCACTGACTACCTAAAATCCATCCAGTAGAGCCATTACTATAATCTCCATTAGTAATTAATTCACTACCTAAATTTTCCTCTGGCTTAACACTATGTATAAACCCACTACTATATGCAGTTGGTGTTGTTATTATACTCGCTTTTTCTAATAAATTACTCATTATTCACAGTTTTCTAAATCAGTTAATATTGCATGAGAAGTAGTAGCGTTTTCATAATACGTTGCTCTTGCCTCTAATAAACCTAAAAGTCTTGACCCTTCACTCGTAAAAGCATATTCATAATAAATATTTCCCCAACCAGTTGCAGTTGGACTACCCCACCAAGTACTACTGTATATTTCGTTTGCCATTTTTTTTCTTATTTATTTTATTATAGAAATCAGCTAACTTAATTATATTAACTTTTTTTGTTTTATATTTTTTCTTAATCCCCTCCATTATAAAACGAAACTTGAAAAGTTGTTAGCATCTTTATCTGGGTACATATCACTATCGTCTGTATTATTATATTCAGGATATTTATTGCTATTATCACAAATATAATCTAAGAATCTTCTTGTGTAAAATTCAGACCTATCATTAATCTTAGACATCATTCTATCTACATCACTATAATTAACTGAATCTGATTCCTCTCCTCTATGCTTAGATATACCTCCATTATCAATTTTAAACATACTAAAAGGAAAGTACTCAGATTGTGTGTACCAAATTAACATAGGTTTAATATAAGTGTCTCTAAGGAGCTTATAATCGGAATAAGTAGCAGTATCTATATCTCCTGAAATTATTAAGGCTTGTAGCTTTTCATAAAGAGTTCCACCTAAGTAATTCTGTATATGAATATCTTGTGCCACCTCAATAAAATGAATTAGCTTATCAGCATCAGTACTACCACTAATTATAGACTTAGCTTTTAAATCTTGTATTGTTATGAATAATGCTTTCATAGTCCTAATATATTTCTTATTTTACTTAAAGTACTTCTATAAGCACCTTTGTCTGCTCTGTCTATCATTCTTTCACCCATCTCACTTGGGTTCTTAGGTTCTTTAAGACCTTTCTCATAAGCATCTTGAGCATTAGTCTGTTTACCACCTTTCTTCTTGTAAACTCTTAACTCCCAATAGTGATGACAGTTTTTGCCTCCTTTAAATTTTAGTAGACTGTAGTTTGCACCTTTATGACCTAACTCTTTATTTACACCTCTAAAAGACATCATATTAATATCTTCCTTTCTAAACACTACTTTTCTACCTGTTAGCAATTCCATTCTCTTACAGAAATCTCTACTATCTGGAGACTTTCTTTCTGGCATATAAGCGTATCTTATTTTATACACACTATCGTCTTCAGATGAAGGTTTATCAGAATACTTGATTTCAGCCATTTTAACGGACTCATTCTCGTCTTGGTATATCTCACTATGGATTACATCCCAATCATCGCTTAAAACCTCTCCTAAGGCTTCTAATTGATTAATCATATCATCTCCTTCATCTTCTGAGAAGTCATTATTTTCTTCAGCAGATAACTTTTCTCCTGTTTCCTCTTCTTTTCTAATCTTAGTAGATACGTTTTCTAACTCAGTAAATTCTATAGGCTGTAATGTTACAAAGTATAAATCTTGATGTATGTTATTGAATTCAAGTATCTCATTTAAACCATAAATAATACCATCTTGTAATGGTCTAATAATAACATTATCCATTAATACAGAAGCAGTTCGTAATTCTTCAGCATTATTTCCAAAACCTGTATTATCTTTAATACCTAATAATATTGGAGATACAATTCCGTGTCCTAACATTATCTTCTCTCTTGCCTCATCAGATAAGAATTGATATTGAGCGTGAGCATCAGGTAAATGAATAGCTTCTATATCAGCCTTAGTTTCTGCTGATTCATTAAATGCTATAATTGCTTTACCACTATTAGAGCTTCCACTAAACTTCTCATTAATCTTATTTTCTATAGCTGCTTGAGTCTCAGAATTTGGAATACCATTATTGAAATTAACAAAAAGAGATGGCTGTAAACCATTTTGTATATTTGAAATGTGATAATTCGACACCTCTGATTCTAACTCAGAATATTGTAATGAAGATTGGTAATCTACAGTAGAATAGTAATAGAAACCACTTCTGTAAGGCTTAAATACATAAAGCTCGTTTAATTGTGATTTAGTACCATTACCAAATGTAGGTATTCTTTTAGGAACTTCAGAATTAGTATAATCTTTCCAAGATGGGTGATAGTAATATGCTTTTACCTTTCCTTTAGTAGCTTTCTCAGCTCTTAATGTTTCCATTGGGAAGTGAGATACTTTTAATATTCTTGTCTTAGCCTTGTTGTAAGTTAATTGCATAACACCTTGACCTAATAACTTATAGTCATTAACAAGTCTTTTAACTTGTCTTGGTCTAAGTAATTTCTTCATTCTAACATAATCTTCTGGGAATATCTCAGAATTAGTAGACTCTAAACCTCTACCATAAATCATATCAACAATACCGTTAATACATCTTCCATTTGTAGGAGAATCAAGATATCTGTCAATTAAGTTATCAAAGTAATCATTATTATTACCAAAAGAAACCCAATCTTTATTATGTACTTCCTTTATTTCAGGAACTTGATAAGAAGACATATTAACAACTCTAATACTATCCTTATAATCTTGTTTAACTGTATTCTTTTTTGTACTCATTATATTATGTATGTATTATCATCTACAGGACTATAAGTCTTGTATATTGTTCCATTACCTATTTCTTTCTTTTCAGTTATTCTTTGTTGAGCTGTTTGAGATGTTGCATATATTTTATCTCTATACCATAAACTACCATCTTTAGTAATCTCTAAATAATAAGTAGAATCTTCTTCAAGAATCGTTGGATTAAATGTAACATTTGTAAAATTTGTAATACCATTTACAGAAAGACCTACTATTGTTTCTTCTTTACCATCTCCATCTCTTCTTAGTTTCATAGAATAACCTTCGCTCTGAAACAATATTAAACAAGTAGATTCTTCATAAACCCCACTATCAGACAATACTCTTCCTTTAAAACTATTGTTAAACACAGTTCTTGGTGCAATAGTAATTGTCTTTTCTCCTGATGTTGGTTGTAATATTAACATACTATGATAACTAAAAAATAAATTTTTGTTTTATTTAATAAAAAAACCCCACCGAATGGTAGGGCTTAGTTTAAATTAATCAGAAGCTATTATACAATAGTGAATCCAGCAGCAGTAATGTTCGCAGCAGCACTATTTCCTGCAACTGCAACATTAATAAAGTTTGCAGGTGCTTTTTCCATACCTGTAAAACTTAGAGTATACCCACTCATATCAGCCATAGCTCCACCTGTTACTACAGTACCTCCTGTTACGTCAGCACCATACTCAGCTCCAGCTAAGAATACATTTCCGTTATTGTCTTCGATAAGAATGTTTGGTCTTCCGAAAGATAATATTTTAATAGTATTGTGGTCTTCTTTAGTTAATTTTTTAAGTGTCAACTCTAACACTTGCTCGAAAGCAGTAGTTCCATTCTCTCTACTTGATTGAATGTTTTCTGTATAGGTAGAGTTTCCTCTAACTTCGTATTTGTAAGCACTTGGAGTACCTTGAACAGTATCAATTACATCTGTATCTGTAGTATCGTAATCTATACTGGTTATATCTCCAAAATTTACAAAATAAACAGCATTGATTCCTCCAACACTATCTTTACAAGGTTCTGTTCTACCTAAAGTAATATCACAAGCCATAATATTTATATTTTTATTTATTAGTTATTAAAAAAGGGATAAGTAGTTAAACCTACCCCTTTTCATATTTATTATATTAGATTATAGTCCTAATCCGTAAGAAACAATATCTTCAACAACACCGTACTGTACAGAAGCTGTAAATCTCATTATTACTCTAACATTTTGGTCTCCCAAAGTATCAGCAGTATCTAAAACTTTTACAACTTGGTGGTCTGATAATAAACCAGTTCCAAAGTATAAATTGTCTTTAGTAGTAGCAACCATTGCGTTAGCAGCTAAACCATTAGCCATAAATATCTTGATACCATCAAAATATAAAACGTTAATGTCTTGGTTGTTTCCTTGTGCCATAAAACCACTTGCTCCAAGTCCGTTAGCTCCAAATCCACCTAATGCTCTTTTGTAAGCTCTAAAGATGTTTTGAGAAACATAGATGTATAAATCTTCTCTTCCATATAATGCAGAAGGAATTTGGTCTGCAACCAATCCTAATTGAGCAACTACGTTTGCAGCAGTTACTGCTTCTCCTGTAATTTTCTTTGCCCCTGTGTGAGCAGCATCAGCAACTAAAAGAGTTGTAATACCATCGTATTCTCCTTCAACAGCATCCGACCCTTCCCATATACTTAATTCATTCTTTTGAGCAACTTTTGCAGCAACATAAGAAATTAAATACTCCTCAAAAGAAGAAGGTAAGTTGTCGTGAGCAGAATATCCCATTTGTACTGCTTCCCAGTTATCACGAAATTTATCCTTACAAAGTTTCAAATTTACTTGTAAAGTCTTAGGCTCGATAATTCTTTCAGTTAATGTTAAAGTTGAAGTATCACTAAATTCACAAGTACCATCTTTTGTGATACCATCTATTTCTAATCTTTGTATAACTTCTTTAAATTTTACATTTGGTCGGATAGTTAATCCACCATTTGCAATAGTGTTAGAAGATAATAATGCTGCAGAAATAAATTTTCCTGCTGATTCCCCTGCGTAACTTGGGTTTTGAACGATTGTTGTTGCCATTTTTTTATAATTTTAATTGAATAACATACTATTGACTCTTTGTTCAATAGTCATTGGTTGATTTAGGTTTGATAATATACTTTTTTTCTTTTCGATTTCACTTTCTGGAGAGTGAGTTAATTCCTCTACCTCTTCTGATAATTCAATCTCTTGTTTGTCCTTAACAGATAGTTCTGTAGGTACTTCAATGTCGCTTACATCAGATTTATCTTCAATCAAAGCTTTTATCATAGATAATAACTCTTGTTTAACTTGAGATAATTCTTCTTGTGTAGCATAACCAACAGGTACTTGTTCAACCTCTTTTACAGGCTCTTCAGCTACCTCGTCAGCTAATTCAACTGTTTCCTCGATTACTTCTTCTGCAACTTCTTCTGTAGACAATGCTACATCTTCAACTGCTTCATCAATAACCTTCTCAACTGTATCTTCAGTAGATAATACTACTTCTTCTACAACATCAATTTCCTTAGCTTCTTGCTTTTCAAGACCAACTAATTCCTTGATGTTTTTAAGAATTTCTTTGTGATTCATAATTTAACTGTTTTGTATATTAATATAACTAATCTAATCTAAAAGTGTTTTATTTTTAACACCTTAACTCTTGGTTTCTAAGTATTTACTCGTCTTCGTTTTTAGAAGTCTGACCGATGCCTTGTTTCCAATAATCAGGAGCATTGCATTTTTTTTTATTTTTATACTTATCACAATTAATAGAATAAGTATTGGTGCATTTACAGTATTTAGCTTTCATTGTCTATCTTTTTTGATTTACCAATATCTTTGTATTTCTCAGGCTTATTATGTGTCCAACCTTTTTTAGTATATTTATCGTGTTCTTCTTTATTTGTTATTTTAACTTTAGCACCAGTTTCAGGATTATACATAAAGTGAGGGTATTCTACTAAATCCTCAGACTCCATTTCTTTTTTAAGCATATCCTTTATCTTCTCTATGATATCAGTAGCTTCAATCTCTTCTACGTCTTGCACTTTATCACTAAAAATACCTTCAATACTTAACCCTAAATACTTACCTTCTTTTACATCTTTCCAAACATCATCATTATCTATCTTCATAGTTACTGCCCAAGCTCCTTTAACAGCATTTAAACCATATAAAGCACTTTTATCTTGTGCAGGGTCTTCTACTATCCAAGACTCAATAACAGACACTCCACTTGTAAACTCAGAGTGTTCTAATGTTGTATTGTTGTTTTTAAGACGTTTTAAGTATAGCTCAGAGGCTTTTCTTACAGTTTCGGTAGAAAAGGTTATATTATACTCATAGTCTCCTTTACGCCTGTATATGAGCTTATTTGGAACTAATGCTAATCCAACTATAATTCTTTTCTCTTCATCAAGTGTTTTAAATTCAACTTTATGTTTACTTAATGCTACAAAATTCTCTTCTATAGCAGGAAATTCTACAAGTGAGATTGCATTTATACCTTCTTCTCCTAATTGCTCGTCTATTATTAATTCTACTATATCTAAATTCTCCATATTAAATTCGTTTATATTATGATAACTAAATTTGCTATATTTCGTTTTATTTTAAAGACCTGCTTGATTTACAATAATACCATCTAACTCTTGTTGGTCTGTTACTTCAGTAGAAACCACATAAGCTTTTAACGGCTTGTCAAATTGAGACTGAATAGCTGTTAGTAGTTGGTTTTCTCCAGACATCCCTACTATGTTAAAAGAAGGTTCTGCACGTTCAGATGCTCCACCACTACTTGCTCCTCCTCCACCTGAAGTAGTACTAATAGGTGTTTTTGATGATGACGATTGAAATTTTTGTCTTGAAATTGCAGCTACTTGAGCTAAACCAAACGCTATTGTTGGAAGTGCTTGTGCTAATCTTGTAAAAAACCCACCTTTAGCATCTTTCATAACGCCAATAGCAGCAGCAGATGTGTCCATTAAAGCACTTGCTATATTTGCTGCCTTATTCATATTAAATTGCTTTTTAGCTATCTTCTCTTTTTTTACTCTTAGTTTTTCGTCATTTTTAGCTATTTCTTTCTGAATTTTAAGTCTTTCATCTTTAGATAAATTTTCGTTATTTAATCTATTATTTAACTCTGTATTTAAAGCATTGGTTTTATTAGATTCAATAGTAATCTCTCTATCGAACTGAGCGTTCATAAAATTAGTCATACTACCTAACACATCTTGTGATTTTGATATAAAATTTTCAGCACCTAATAATTGGTCTGATAAAGCCATTTCTGCTTTTAATTTTTCATTATATATCTTTATTTTTTCTTTAGTTTCATCACTTAATTCAGTATCTATTAGTTTATCTAATTGTACAGGGTTTTTGCCTATTTCAACACCCATAGCATCAGCTACTACTTTAATTATCTTTTTACCAAATTTAACTTGCTTTTCAATAGTATCTGGTAGAAATAATAGAAACTGTTTAACCTTTTTATTTTTACCACTTCCTTTTTTACCTTTACCTTTAAATATTAAATCTATTATACCATCTTCGCCTCCGAGTTTTAATAAATCAGTTATATCTTTTTCAATTAATTTAACAGCGTCTCTATTTGAGTCTGCTGCTGCTTGACTTGATTTAGCAGAAGACTCAGCTAACGCTGTTCCGTTTTCTTTATACGAAGTAGATATAGCTTTAATTGCTTTAGCGTTTTCGTTTTTTGCCTTTGTATCTAATTCTAATTGTTTTGCTTGTAAAGGTAATAATTCAGAGTATTTTTTCTCTAATAAAGCCTGTAACGCTTGTGCTTTTGATAAGTTTATAAGGGCTTCTATCTTGCTATTTATAGCAATAACACTATCATCTGTTAATTTATTATTTTCATTTAACTTTAAATTAAGTTCTTTAAATTCTTTATTAGCTGCATTAACTGCTTCATTAGCTTCCTTTCTTGACATTAATCCATTATCTAAAGCATCTTTTAATGTTTTAAGTCTTGTAGCACTAACACCTATAGATACATTAAAACTTTCTACATCTTTCTCTGCTTTTTTCATTCCACCTTTAAAGTGGTCTAAAGCAGCTATAATTAATTGAATAGCTAATAAAACTGCATTAGCTTTAATTGCTGTTCCAAGATTTTTAATAGCTCCGTTAAATCCAACAACTTTACCTGTAGTCTCATCAACCTTATTACTCATAAAGCTAAACTGAGAAGCAAATTGAGACAAGTTATTCGCAACACCTCGAATACCATAAGGTGCATCAGATATAGCTCTACCTAATTCAAGTGTAGCAGAAGTTGCACCTCCTGTTGCTTTACTAACACCAGTTAACCCTTTCTTACCATTACCTATTAATTGACCTGTAGCTTGAGATAGTTTTTGTCTTGTATTTATTAATTTCTGTTCTTCTACATTTAATTTAGCTACTTTTAACTTGTATTCGTCAGAAAAGTTACCGACTGATTTTAAATCTTCTTTTAACTTCTTTATACCAACTTTAGCCTGAGCTTCTTCAAGCCTTAACTTTAATATTATTTCATTTTCTTTAGCCATTATCTTGTTAGTTTTCTTCTTTTAATATTTGTTTTTAACTCTCTAAAACTTGAAGGCATTTCATATAATCCTTTAGCTATATTAATATCCTTATCTTCTATTAACCATTCGTTATTCC